GTTTGTGTTGCCGTCACGATAGGCACATCTAATTCTACAGCCAAACCTCTTAATTCTTCAGCGATTGCTTTGATATAGGTATAACTGTTTACATTAGAGCCTGCCTTAAATCTTGACGAGGCACATATATTAATGTAATCTATAAAAATAATGTCTGGTTTAAATGTTCGTTTTAAAGCTAATTCATTTACCAAGGCACGATAATGATTTGCACCTGCACTAGCAGTTGGATATTCTTTGATAATTAATGTGCCTGTAGTTTTAGATTGTAATTGTGTAATCTTATCACTGAATAATTTTTTATTCAACATATGTAAATCTTCCATAGAAATATTAAGTAAGTTTGCGTCTATTCTTTCAGCAATTCTTTCTTCGGCCATTTCCATGGTGATATATAAAACATTTTTATTTTGTGCCAATGCACTTGCGGCTTGATGACACATGAATAAAGTTTTACCAACACCAGTGCCTGCCAATGCAACATTGAGAGTTTTAGTTGGTAAACCACCTTTAGTAACTTTGTTAAAAAAGTCTAGATCAAAAGGTATTCTTGTTTCTCGTTTATGGTAATAATCAAATCGTTTTTCTATATCCAGTAAGTAATCATGACCAACAGCATTATCGAAACTAACAGATAAAGCGTCACGAAGTATCTCTGGTATAGCTTCTGGAGTATGTTTTTTATCTTTTCCATCTATAATGTGTATGCCTTCCATAACTGCATTATGAACAGCACGATCTTT